AACGCGGCGTATGCCTCTTTGCCGCCGTTGTTCCAGTTTTCGACCATATCAGCCACCGATACAGGCTTCGGAGTAGAGCCGCCAGCATTACCCTGACTGCCCGCCCCTCCACCGGAGGCGCGAACGAAATGTGGATTAGCTGTTAAGAAATCGACAACGAATTCATCAACAGATAATAAGTCGCCTTTTTTTTTTTTTTTTGGTGCGCCTGATTAATCGAGTACCTCGACCCCGCCGTCATCGGCTAGTCGAACTCGGTTCTTTAGCAACTGCGATACCTGTTCAGGTGATACAGCGTCATGCTTACTGGCTGCGCTTAACAATGACCCATCGACCAATGTTTCTTGCAGCTTGCGTTTGTACGCAGTTATTTCCTGATCCTTCTTTTCGACGGTCTGCTTCAGGATTGACTCGAATTCGCCACGCTCTTTTTGGCGTTCTATATCCGCCTGTTCACGCTCTTGCATGATCTTGCGGGCTTCATCTAGGTCGATTCCTTCGAGTTTCTTTTCCGCTTTCCTGCGTTCTCGCGCTATGCGATCAGCAACAATGCGGTCTAGCTCCTCTTGCGTAAACGTCTTTTGTTCCTGAGTGGTTTCGGTCGCCTCAGTCTCGACACTTTCTTCCATGACTTCTTCGCTCATGTAACGATTATCCTCTAATGAGTAACACGCCGAGTGTAACCCATAGAGTGATGTTTAATCCATTACTTTCTCTTGCCCGCTTTCTTCTTCTTTTTCTTCTTCATTTTCGAGTTGGGGTTGTTGTAATGACCTGGCATTTTTCTTTCTCCCTTTTGGTTTTTGGATCGGCAACAAATCGTTAATCACTGCATGTAATTCTTTGAAATCATCCACCTCGCTATCCGGTGCAGCCGCTTGTAGTGGCTCAATAAGTTGGCGAATAGCCGGTGGGATGGGCCTTCTAGCGCATAGGTTTCTTGCGCGATCTAATTCTTTACTCATCTGTTTCCGGTATCGGCAGCCAATGGTGCCTGCAATTATACCCGCCTCTAACGATAAATGGGTCGCCTGGTGCTTTGCCAGCCCATGAACCTTGCCATATTTCGTTTATTTCATCTTCGGTATACGTCTTGCCAACGTGTTCCCGACAAAATGGCCTGGTGTCCCGTATCGTGTCACCGTAATACTGAAACTTGTCAATGCCAGCTTCGTTTGCAGTGGCTTTGGTTATTGACGCGCTGTATTGGGAAAGGCTGTCGTTTGCCATCTGTGTGGCGTAGCGCCGCATGTTATTACCCAGTCGGTCACGGGCATAAATGCTTTGCAGCTTATCAACCGCATCCTGCTGCCTTTTGCCTGTAGCGTTTTGCGCTATCTCGACCAACTGCCGCGCCTCTTCATCATCCGATTGCTGATATACGCCGTTGATTTGTCCTCGTAACTCAGAAATCAGGTCAGCCTTGCTGCGGCCTGTTAAAGCAGCTTGGTATATACCAGTTGCTAGGGTGTCTAGTTGTTGATCGGCTATTGCTTGAAAGCCCTGGAACGATAACCTTTGCAGCGCCGATATTGCTTCGGGTGCAACTCGCGTAAACCTACCGTACTCGGAAAGCATTGCGAACTGGTCACTAGCAATGCCCACATAGTCATCAATTATCGACTGGGCTTCGGTTAAGAAATCGGCATCCATTAACCGGCGAACTTCCTGCCTAGCTTGGATCGACCATTCTAGGTCGAACATCTTGCCGTCGGTGTCCGGTGCGGTGTTGATGTAAGAAACCAGGTTAGCCTCTAGCGTTTGCAGCACCGCAGCCATTCGGCGTTGATGTCCGTCCGCTAGTCGCTCAACTAAATCGGCAATCTGCTTATCTACTTCGCGCTGCATTGTAGTCGACGGCACACCACTAGCTCTAACCTGTTGCAAAAACAGCAATTCCTTGTCGTAATCGCGCAGATCAAACGCATCGGGGTAGAACACCTCAACGTCAGGGGTAACACCTAGCCAGTTACAAAAGTAAGTCCAAACGTGTTCTTCCGCCAACTCTAACAGGTCAGCCTTTTCGGATAGCTTAGCGTTTAGCATCTGAAATTCAGTCTGCATTGCAACACCTGATTGCGTAATCGCTTCGGTTCCTCGTACTGCGCCCATGTGCGACATCCGATTGATTGCCTGAACCTTGTCTTTAATTGACTCGCGTATCGAATCAATGTTCTGACCGCTGGGTTGTAATAGATAAGGCTTTAAGCCTGCATCGCTATCTTCGGGTAAGTTAATGACCGATCCAGCGCCAGCACTCGCATCTGCATCATAGGTCTTAACCAGTGATGGGTGATTACTGATTCGGATTAGCTGTTCTATTTCGCTTAACTCTTGGTAGATGGCTTTTTGCATCAAAGAAATGTCACTTAAGTCGCTTATGCCCATGCCACGCACAACGCTGCGAGCGGCGGGTAAAAATGCAGCAGGAATCTTGCCTAATACGTTTGGTATTTCTTCAATCTTTGTTTCTGAGTGGCCGTCATCTTTCCAATATTCGATCACATCTTTACGCCACAGTCGGTAATAGCTGATCGTCGTTGTTGCATCTTCGCGGTCTACCGACTCGCGCAGTTTCAAGTAAGTAAGTTCAAATCGTCCGCTAGGGGTGCGCTCATACTTCCAATCAAACACGTTCTCTGGCGTGAACAAAGTCACATAAGGCCGAATGTCTTGGTCTAGTTCTTCGGCTCGCGTTTGTGCGTTGCTTTGCGGCTTATCGACCAGAATCCAAACGTGACCATAAACCGATGACCAGATTTGCGCTTGCTTCATGAACGAATTGAAGTTCATCCCGTCCAAGTCAGCGTCACTTATAAATGACTGCAACGCCGGATTGTTAGCCAGGCTGTTATAGCTTCTGACTGGGGGTACACGCCACAAAAACGATGAGTAAATGTGAACGATGTTTCGACAGTGATTGTCTACAGGTGTAAGTGCGATGCGGCGGTTGTACTCATCCTTGGATTCATTGAGGTAGCCAGTTAAATAAGAGCCTGACTGATAATCCTCGCCGCCCATATAAGAACGCAGATATAACTCCCACCGATCTTGGTTCTGGTCATAATCTGGGTGCTGATATTCAAGAAATCGCATTAACTCCACCTCACCGGCTGCGTTACATCGTGTTCCTTTCTTATCGGGAACATATACTCAATCAAATAACCTAGCGCATCGTTCATATGGTCGAAGCCGTCATCCTTATTCGGCTGGCTTGTTCCCTCTTTGTACGTTTGACGCTCTAAACTGTTTATTACGTTTTTGCAGTTAGGGCTAACAAATAATCGCCGCTCTTGTTCGCTCGATAGCAGTCTGCTGTTAACGGCATTGATTCTATCACGAATCGCTGGATGTCTTGTTCTAACTTTAACTTTGAACCCCGCGTTTTGCAGGATGTTTAAGTCAGTTCTGCTACCCGCTGATGTCTTACGCTGCGCTGATGCTGGATCGGGATAAATGGTTATCGACCGACCCTTGTAGCGTTGCTTGATTTCTTCCACCATTTCATCGGTGTTTGAGCCGTACATTACAATTTCATCAATCGCGTGTACTACCCCACCATCCCTAGCGCATACAACCGCCGACATAGGATCGACGTTGAAGTCCATGCCAATATGTAACTCTTCGATTGGGCCTTTGTAGGTCTTTACAGATTCTTCACGGCTGAACGAATAATAAATAATGCCGCTGTAGTTAACGAACTTCGCCTCATATTCCTGCTGAAACGTCCGCTCATCTAGGTCATGCCTGGCCGCCTCAATCTCTTGTGCATCTACATTACCGCCTTGGATTGTCGTAAATTGAAACGCTTTCCATGATTCATAACCGTCAACGCCCCTCGTCCATAAATCATAGAAATGATTTCGCCCTTTCGGGGTTCCTATAAATAACGCCGAACCCTGTCGGTCTGACAGTGATGGACGCAATACCTCGTACCACGCCTCTGGTCGCATATCGGCAAACTCATCCAACACGCAGAAATCTAAAGCCCTACCCCGTAGACTGTCGGGGTTCTCCGCACCTTTTAGTGAAATTGTTGACCCGTTGCGCAGCGTAACTGTGAGTGATGTTTCGTTTTTTCTCTCGATGTAACCATCAGGTATTGCATCAAGCAGCATCGTCCAGGCTATTTCTTTCGCCGCCTTGTAGGTCGGGGCAACATACCAACAATTTTTGCTTTTGCCGCTTAGTGCAACGCGCAGTAGCTCATAGACACAGAGAAAGGTTTTACCGAATCTTCTACCCGCAACAACCACCCTAAACCGGCAGTCGTTAAAGAATATGTCATCCTGCGGCTTGGTCAGATTCATCGGCTCGCTTTATAACTATGGGCTGCAAGTCTATCGGTGCAGCTTCCGGCTGATCCATTTGGCCTAACCAGTTTTTCCCAAGCCATATTAACTGGGTGTTATCCCCATCCATCGCTTTGGTGTACTGCCTGCGTCTGAGGCTCATTTTGCCCGCTGCGCTCTTTTGTTTGAAATAGTCCGAAAATCCTACTCCATGCTCACGCTTACAGGCTGCATTCAGCGTGTCGTAATCAACACCCAAGACCGCTGCCTGCTCTTCGCCAGTGCAGTGAATCTCACACATAGTATCGACTTGATCCCAGTCGATTTGCTTTAACGGCCTACCGCCTTGATTCATTTTTTGGTTGCGTCCCTTACGGCCTTACGCTCTGCTTCAGTGTATTTGGCCTTACCCTGACCCTTCTTTGATGCCTTGTTTTTGGCTCTGCTTCCTGCCGCCTTTTCGCCGCTAGATAACTGCTCCCGCGCAGCTTTTGGTAAGTAACGGCTTTTCCCTGCCTCTCCGGTATAATCCCAATCCTGCTTTGTCCATTGTGCAAGGCTGTTCT